GCTACTTGAGCCCCATGGACTTAGGTAAATATCACCTGATGAGTCTGTATCTATTTTTAGATCATCGCCAGCGTTAACAGCTGAGATTAACACGTCTGTACCTTCTCTAAGAACAGCCAACCAGTTAGATGCTGAACCTGATTGGTCTTGTCCCCCAATTGCAAAAGCACCCATTTCTGCACCACCTGTCGGATCTGCGAGCATACCGCTTAATGTTACATAGTCAGTAACATTGCCACCGTCATCTTTTCCTCTGAAGGTGATAACACCTAGAGCATCCATTGAAGCTGGTGAAGCAGAGTTTTGGTAAAGGACTAGTCCTGCTCCTGTCACTCCTGCTTCTGTACTAGTAGAAATAATGCTACCAGTACCTTTAGGGTTGATATTTACGTCTACGTTAGTGTTGTCACCAGTAGCCGCTAAGATTGGTCCGCTACCTGTAGCTGCGCTTGAGATAGTTAATTCATTAACAGAAGACGCTATTGAATCTAAGATCAAAACTTCTTCTGCTTCTGAGTTTACGAAAGTGAAACCTGTATTGGCTTCACCTTCCGCAATGAATACAGGGCTTACACCTGTACCCGTGTTAGAAATGCCCACATGGTTTACAGCACTTGCCGTAACAGTAAACTCTAGGATCTCATTACTATTCGTGTCCTCAAAGGCATCTCCATCTGCGATTTCGATACCTGCTGATTCAATTATTTTACCGTTTGAATCAATCAGTACTGTGTCACCTTTTACGAGACGAGAATCTCCAGCGAGATCAACATCTCTATTATAAATTTTTGTACTTGCCATATCGTATTTATTTCTTAATTAGTCATAACTTATTTTGTGCCCAGTTAAGGCAGGATATGGAGAGGGGTCATGCCCCTCCCATACCACTTACCATTTGTTCCTAACTAAAGCTCAATACGAGACTTAGCTTAGAAGCATTCGTACAGAACAGAGCTCTGCAGCACCGTCTGTGAATGTTCGTACACCGTAGAGAGATTTCCCCATGATGTTTGTTCCGAAGCGTCGTGATTCTTTTCGCATGTCAACACTAGGTCGTGATTGTACAACCATGTCAACTGCTCCTCGTCGGCCAAATTGTAGCCATTTAGAAGCCTTAGCTGCTACGAATCCATCTGTACCATCAGTAAGAGTTTCAGCACCTGAAACACTCTTTCCTTTAGCGTAGAAGTCAAGAGTATCATCAGCCGCAGTATCTACAGCAACACATTGTTGCAATAGGTAAAGATCAGTTCCTGTGTGAGCAACACCTGTAGCAGTTGTTGTTCCTGGAGCATTAACCAAAGTCTCAAGGTTAGCACGTGCTGTATCAGCAGAAGCACCGATAAGTACGTTTCCAGCAGTTGTTCCGATTGTTGTAACAAATGTGAATAGTACATCTTCACCTGCAATTGTGTAGGTTACTGTGTCACCGTTTGTTGGCTGTGTAGCAATTGAAAGCTCAAGAGAGCTTGTGTAGTTGTTTGTCACGTAAAGGTCCATTCCGTTGTATCGAACCATGTTTCCATTGAAACCGTTTCGTGTTGCTTCATCACCAAATGATGTTTCTCGTGCTCCAACTTGTGAAGCGATAATCTGTGCTGTTGCAGGGTCGATAGCACCGTAAAGGCTGTCGAGTCCTACGTTCTGCTCAGATAGTTTCTGTTGCACTTTAGTAAGAGATTCGAACACGTTTGAACCAGTAAGTGTGATTGGAGTGTCTGAAGATCCACCAATAGTTTCATCATCAACTTCTGAAGTCGCGTTAAGCGCTTCATAAAGTACGTCAGAGTCAAGAACGTTTGAAAGATCTCGAACTGCGTTCTTCATGTAAGTCTTAGCGAGTGAAAGGTTTGATTGCACTTCATCAAGATCGTCTACTTCGAATCGGAAAGCCTTTTCTCGGTCAACGGTCAATGACTGGTTTGTACCAGAGATGTCTTGTGCATCGATGTCTGAATATCGTGAGTAGTCCTGGATTTGGGTCGTATTAGGAAGGATTCTGTGAAATACATCTCCATTCTTCATTTCAGACTCTCCACGGAAGTTAGCGATCTGTCGGTAGATTGCTTGTGGTTTGTGGAGTACCTGTGCTGTACGTGCCCAAAACTCTGGGAAATATGGACTGAGTGAGTTTGCCATAGTGTGAGTTTATGTTCACTTAATAAATGGCCTAGTCGAGTTACTACCCGTTACTACGCCGCAGCGAACTATCTCGACCTGAACTAATAACATCTAAAAATTCATCATCTGACATATCGTCAAGACTCTTATTCGGGTCGATGACGGTCTGTCCCATTTTCGATGGTCGGCTTTTTTTGACTCCAGCTTCGTCTTTAAATTGAGACGTAATGTACGAATCAACTTCTGCGAAACTTTTGTCTTTGAATCCCTCTGTCTGAGCAAGTGTTCGGATAAGATCTTCACGACTCTTTGCGTCAGGTCTCTGAGCAAAATAGGTCGTTAATTCTTTCTCTTCGTACTCTTGGGCTTGTAGCTCGCCTTTTAGGACGAAGCCACGTTTTCGTGCCCACTCATCGAGCAGGTTTTCAGCCTCCGCTAACTCACCGTCGTTCTCCGCCTTAGCAGGGCGATCGGTGTGGAATCGGCGTTCTAATCCTTTGTAGGAATTTGATAAAGCATCATCATCCTGCTTAGAAAGCTCAAGGACTTCTGTAGGACTCATGTCCCGTCCTTCAACTTGTTTAACAAGCTCGGCTGTAGATGAAATCAAGTCCTCTCTTGATTTGAACTTACCAGCGAGCAGCGTGTCCTGACCCGACTGGGTCTCTGGGGCTGCACTTTCGGCAACCGCCTCATTTTGCGCATTCTCCACGGGGGTACGCTCTTCAAGGTTATGGTCTTCCATATGGAATATCTTAGTTTGTAAAGGTCGGCGTTAATTCGCCTATCCCTGCCCCCCCAATAGAGGCAGAGTAGATGAACTAATGTTGTTCAAGCATGTTCTGCATCCAGAATAAATGCTTACGGATCACGGCTCTTTCGAGAACCGCCATCTCTAGTTCTTTCCCTTTTAAGGTGTCTATCTTGTTATCAATAATCTCATACTCAATTTCCCAATATTCGATGAGGGCCTGGAAGTTATCGTCCTGTGCCAAGGCTCTCACACTCTCCATTCGACGTTCATGGAATTTCTCCATGTCTTTTTGTTCGTTGAACTTTATCTTGGATTTGAGTTTTTTAAACATACTATGCTGTTAGCTTCCCCTGAACGACTGCTTTAGTTAACTCAGCAGGGTTGCTTAGTGTTGGCTCTGCTACTGCTATCGCCGCCGTTTCTTTGACTGTTGGCACTCCGACTTGAGGTGCTGGTGCTCTATCACCAATGAGACCCAGAATGGACGAGAAATCTTTCTTGATGAAGTCATTTGATTCCTTCCTTTCGAATGATCTAATGATTTCTTCAACGCCCTTGTTGAGATCAACATCAGCGCCCGCCGCAGCAGCTTCTTTAAGTACAGTCCAGAATGCAAGAGCGTCTTCACGCCGATTCTCAATAGTGTCAAAACTACTAGACCCAACTTCAACACGAATAGCGTAACGTAACGGTGCATCCTCAAAGATTTCTTTGTTTGCCCATTTAAACCTTCCTTCTCCCATCTTCGCGATGATGATGTCTTCCTTCGCATTCTCTGCGATGGCGTCGAGCATGTCGTAAGCGAGTCTGACGATGAATTCTTCATAGTGTTTGAGGGTATCCGAGTACATGACGTTACTCTCAAAGAACCTAGCCCTTACAGCCGTAGCAGTGTTTGTAAAGCCCTGTGTGGATGTAGGAGCTGTGGTATCGACCGTAAAGGTCAGAGACTGCATGTCTCGACGTACCTCGTTGCTATTAGCGAAATAAGACTGGTTAATGTCTCGATGTGGAATCTCTTGTACACCTGTTAATGCGTTCTCGATTCCTTTTGTTGCTGGAATGATTGATCCTGGACCAAGGTTAGATAGTGTCTTTGGATTAACACCACTATTAGGGTCCCACATATACGATCGATTCAGTGACTGGTTGATGTACTCAACAGCACTGTTCAGCTTGAAGTTGTACTCCCTCTGTAAGCCAAGGATTGGTTCGATGTATCCGATGGAGTAATGCTGCTCTACATCTTCGAAACAACCTGCACTGTGCACTGGAATACGTGGGATCTCTTTAACCTTGATGACAATAGCGTCATTCACTGTCCAGATCTCGTAGATACCTTCGTTCTCTGGGTTCTTTGTAGGATTAAAATATCCGTAGAACTTATCAATCGTGAGGTACTTAACTTTCTTTGCCTCTGTTTCACCTGTCGTTGCTGAGGTAATCATGAGCTGATAAACCTCTTGCCTCTCTGAATTGAACTCATTTGAGTTGATGAGCTTGATCTTATCAAGGTGGAATAGGTCTTCCTTCTGAGCATAGAGTTCACCGAGTCGTACCTTGTCATGTTCCCAGATAACAGATGGAGCATCAGACACCTGGATAAACCGTGGATCAAGATAAACCTCTGTCCATGACACAATCTCTAAGGCTGGGTATTCATCTGCTTTTACTTCTTCAATCTTTCCATCACGTTTCTTTCGAAACACGTCATGCTTGTAGTCTACGGTTCCATAAACATTTCCATAGCGCACAAGTGATTTAGCTCCCTGACGAATCTTAGCGTTGAAGCCATACTCATCAAAAGCAAAGTTCAGATAGTCTTGAATAGCTGTAGCCCATTCGTCTACTTCATTCTTAAACTTCTCTCGTTCTACTTTCTTTTGAGCGAACTCCGCCATCTCTTGTGGACCTGCTTCTGGTCCTGGTTCTTTGGATACTTTGAAGTAACGATCAACGATTGCATCAGTGTTCTGACGTAATGAAACAATGAACTTTGGGTTCTTTGCTGTTAAACGTGCAGTAACGAGTGATTCAATCTGGTTTGCAAAGTTGACTTTGAGTGTTGAACTCCAATCAGCTTGCTTTTCTCCAGCATAGCTCATTACCTCCTTGTAAATCTCAGCAAGTTGCTCACGACGCTTAGCGTTCATGGCCTTATAAGATGATTTTGTGGATGTAACGGCTTGGAGAGCTTTGTTAACAATTGTTTTGCCTGGTGCTCTAGCCATATTATGTAAATATTGGTCTTCCTAAATGGTCGTATTGGACCTGAAGATTAAAATCTTTGTCGTCAACACTTGGTTGAACTTTATAGAAATGAAAAAGCATCTGTACTGCATCTATTATATCATCATGACGACCTCTTGGAAACTTTTTAAGCTGTGTTTCCAGGGCTTGCATGTCCTTTTTCCAAAATACTTTCCCGTGCCGGATCGGTCCTTGCAGTCCACGGATCTTTTCTTCTTTCGATCCCTTCTGCATGATCTCGTCTACCGGTACATAGAGCTGTCTATCTTTCATCGTCTTTGTAAGCCACTGACCAAGTACTGTCTGCGCTTGAAATCCTTCAACACCAATCTTCTCTGGGTGCCATTTGAGTCCATGATAGATAACCTTGTCGATGAGTTGCGTTGCATTGTATCTCCCGTGTGTCACCTCAAGGATGTAAAGCTCATCATCTCTAAATCCTCCAGTAACAATAGCTGTTTCGTCGTTGTGCTTCTGTTGTTTGAATGCTGGGTCAACAACTGTAAACGTACGTAAGCCCTTTGGGATCTCTTCGTAGTAACGAAAGAACTCCTCATGAAACTCTTGTGTATCTTTGTTGACTGGTTCCTGTTGGTACTGAGTTGAAAATACAACTGGGTCATTACTTCTAATCTTCTCTAAAGCTGTGAGAGGAAACCTGTCTTCATGATAGCTCTCTCCTGCGTCTCTAAAAGCCTCTTGTATCTCAGCTA